TCGTTGAACTGCGTCGAGTACGCGTCGGTCGCGACGCCCCAGTCCTGGGTGACGACGTACGGCTTCATCGGCCAGTAGATTCTGAGGTCCATGCGTTAGCGAATTAAGCCGATAATCCCGATCCCGAGGCCGCACAGGCTGATGGCTCCGCCCATGATGAGCCGCCACGTCTTCGCGGACGACACCATGTCGATGATCGCGCGCTCGTTGGCGCGGATGCGCGCCTCGTGGTCGTCGTTCTTCTTCGTCACGCCGTCCTTCAGCTCGCGGATGTCCTCGCCGAAATGGCTGAGGTCGCGGACCATTCCGACGATGAGGTCATGGTCGGTCTGGTACTCGGCGAGGTCGCGCGGTTCGGCCATATAGCGATTGTATCACCGGCTAGCGGTCGAGGATGCGGACGACTGGCGTCGTGATGCCGGTATAGTTCGCGCTGCTCGCGGTCCAGGTAATCGTGTCTTCCGGAAGGAGTATGACGCTGACCGCGCTCACGTCGCCGCGGCCGTGAGACACGATGGTGGTGCCGTTTATTGCCAGCTGGAATGTGCCGCTGCCGCCGGACCCGGCCATTAGCGCGCTCAAGGGCGCGTAGGCCGTCGCCGAGCTCAGCGCCCGCGATATGAGGCCGGACACGGGCGAGCCGTTCTTCGGCCGCTTGATGCGGGTCGTCGAGGTGGCGCGGCCGATCCGGCGCTCGATGGTGCCGGCGCTCGTCGCTATGGCGCCTTGGGTATTCGAAAGGTAGTACATCGATCCCGCGGTCAGGCCCGTCTTCTCAGCGACGATAGGCGTGTCATTGACAGGAATGCTCGCGCCCGACGATCCACCCGCGATCGCGAACCCTATGAGGTTGATGCGGTAGGACCATGCGGAAGCGGAGGCTTTGTAGATCTTGTTGTCGGACAGGTCGAGCGCGACGGCGTCGCCGGCGGAGATGGCTTCTCCCGCCGTGTAGATCGGAACGAAGTAGTCTGCGAGAACGTCTGCGCCGTCGAGTATCGACATAGGGTATTAGGCGTTGATAGTAATCTGCAGCGACACGGTCATGGCTTCGGTGTTGGTCTTGGCCCAGCCGCCGGTGAGCGCGCGGTTGAAGAGCTGGCCGCTGTCCGCCGCCGCGTCGCCTTCGATGAACGTCCCGAATTCCTCATAGGTGCCGTCGGTGTCGAGCTGGCTGTAGAAGAAGTCGAAGTTCAGCTGCGCGCCCGTGCGCGTGCGCCGCGCGAAGAGCTTGCGCGCGACCTCGGCCTCAAGGGCCGTATCGCCGGCGGCCGGGGCCGTGCTCCCGGTGCCGAGCGCCCCGTAATTGATCGCGCCGCTGTAGGTCGTGTCGCCGAGCAGGATGCGCGCCAATACGCTGCGCCCGGACAGGACCACCGTATTGCGCCTCTCCAGCGTGCGGATCGGGCAGAGCAGGGCGAGCTCCCGCATGAGCGAATGCCACTGCTGCGTCGGCATGTCGTGAGCGGAGCGCAGCCTCGCGTCGATCTCGCGCGCTCGGGGGCTCGTCAGGAGGAAATTGCTGAGGGTCAGGCGGCCGGTGACGCGCGCGGGGTCGTTGAGCGCAGCTTCCATAGATGGGGTAATGGTAGCACGGCCCTTAGCCGAACTCGGACATGCCGAACTTGGCCACGGGGCTGCCGCTGGGCCCGAACTGGAACGGCGGCGTAAGGATGGAATGAGTCGGGGCGTCGTCGTCCGCGGAGAAGCTGTCCGAGACGCTCTCTATGGTGAGCACGACCTCGGCGTCCGTCACGTCGCCTTCCTCGGCCGCGAGGGACTCGAGGAATTCCTGCACCCCGACAAGCTTGCCGCCGAAGCGCACCGCGTAGGCGTACTCCGTCAGGCCGGAGCCCTCGTCCTCCGTCATGGTGATGTTCACCTCCTGGATGAGGAAGCCGGCGTCCTCCGCGATGCCGTGCGTGGGCAGGTTGACCGTCAGCAGCTGTCCCGGCTCGAAGACGGACCCGCCGCTGAGCAGCGAGGTCCGCGTCGAGAACTGCCCGTTGACCAGCGGATCGGCGAATTGCCCGAGCTCCTGCAGGCCGCGCTGGGTCGCCTCTTCCTTCGACGTGATGCTGTCTTCCTTGATGGTGTATTCATAGGTGCCGTCGCCGCCATCGAGCGCCGCGAAGAAGGCGATCGACGTAGGGTCGATCACCTGGGCGATGATCGGGATGCGCCCGTAATAGACGATCTCGATCTGGTCCGGCGTGCCGCCGCCGACGGGCGTGGTCTGCGAGTCGGTGATCCGGAATGACTGGCCGGAAAAGGAATAAGTGAACACGTCGGTGTCGCGCTCATTGACGTCGAGCGAGAACTGCTTCGATACGCCGTTGAGCTTTATCGATACGATCTCGGACGGCTTGAACTCGAGCTCCCACGCCCGGGATTCGCCGTCCCCTGTAAAGGTTTCGGTCGTCGTATTGCTGTCCTGCTCGCCGTTGCTGCTGCCGATAACGATGACCGAATTGCGCACCTGGGACGTGTCGTAGGAGATGGCGACGTTCTCGAAGTTGCCGGAGCCGTCCGTAATCGCTTCGGGAGCGGCCGTGGCGCTGGGCGCGTCGAAGCAGACGTTCTTCTCGTAGTCCACGAACCACACGTAGCCCGTGAGCTTCTGGAGCTTCTCGAAGCATTTGCGCAGCGGGACGTGGTCGAAGGTGATGGAGTCGATCGTAGGTCCCGTCGCTATGTTCGCGGTGGTGAAGCCGTACGCGCCGTCGAGATACGCGTCCAGCAGGTCCTCCGCGATGAACTTGAGCGTCTTGCCCTGGTAGGAGCGGCGGGCGATCTTGTTGTTGAGGATCCAGCCGTAGTCGGACGCCTCCACCTCGTAGGTGAAGAGCTGGCCTTCGCCGACCTCTTCGGACTGCACGCGCGTGACGTAGCCGCCGAACAGGAAGCGGCTGCCGTCCTTGAAGACGATCTCCGCGCCCTCGCGCGGCGCCCGCTGGCCGGGCAGCACCGTGACCTTGAGGTTCATGACGCTCGACTTGTTCTGCACCAGCTCGCGTATCTGCGCGGAGTTGGTCATGTACTGCGGCAGGAAATCCTCCCCGGCGATGGATAGGGTCTTGGCCATGCTAGATGGTTCTGAGCTTGTGCCCGCGGCTCACGTCGCGCAGCGCCTGCTCGAGCTGGCGGCGCAGGTTCGCGGCGTCCTCGCGGCTGCTTATGACGGGGTTGTTGATGACGACGGAATAGGTCGCGCCCGCGGCTCTGCCTGCGTAGCCCGCGGGTATGACGGTCTCGCCGCCGTGCGCCATGATGGGGACCGCCTGGCCGCGCGCGCCCGGCACGGTGCCGCCGAACTCGAAGCGCGGAAGCGTGATCTCCTTGGCGAGCGGGATATTGATGCCGAAGCTCTTGCCGCCGACGCCCGGCACCCAGTCGGGGATGGAGAACTTCACCTTGTTGAGCGCGCCGATGATGATGTTGGCCGCGCCCACCCAGCTGTTGGCCCAGCCCTCCGCGAGCCCGATGAGGAAGTTCACGGCCGCCTTGAAGCCGGTCTTGATGCCGCCCCACACCATGTCCCAGTTCTTGGCTACCCATACCAGGCCCGCGACCAGGCCGCCGACGATCAGCCCGCCGATTAGCCAGGGCGCGGCGGCTACAGCGAGGGCTGCGAGGGCGGGCAGCACGCTCGTGATGATGGTGGTGGCCAGTCCGATGATGGCCGGGATCAGCAGCACGCCGATCGTCGTGGCCATCCCGATCATGAGGGGGTCGCCCGCCTTTATGCCCTCGATGAGGAGCATGAGCGCGCCGCCCGCGGCGACGAAGGGCGCGAGCGCGATGAGCATGCCGGCGAAGGCGGCGCCGAGCGCTATGACCGCAGGGGCCAAGGCGCCCGCCATCATGCCCGCGACGACCGGGATGACCGCCTTGTGCTCCTTCAGCCACTCGACGGTCGACTTTATGAAATTGATGATGTCGGCGCTGTGCGCGCTCAGGAACGCCACGAAGTTCGCCAGCGCGCCCTTGATCAGGTCGAAGAGCCCCGTCTGCGTCACGAGGTCGGCCATGAAGATGTTCATGTTGTCCTTCAGGTTGGAGAACAGCTGGTTGAAGGTGCCGGCCTGGTCGATGAAGGCGCGCGCGAACTGCCCCGAGCCTTCTCCGGCCTTGTTGAACAGGTCCTCGAGCATCTCGAAGGTGACGGCGCCGCTCGCGATCATGTCCTCCAGCTGGCCCTGGCTCTCGACCACCGTGCCGTTGGAGGCGGCCAGCTTCTCGTTCGCCCCGCTGAGCGCCGCGATCTTGGTCCGGAGGGTATCGATGGTGTTCGCGGTCGAGAGCTTCGTGCTGTCCTTGGTCTTGTCGGTGAACTCCTGCTGGCGCTGCGTCGCGACGGCGAGCTGGCCCTGGAGCTTCGAGAGCTGCGCGGCGTTCGTGCCGATCTTCTTGCTGTTGTCGACCACGACCTGGCCCGCGCCCTTCATCGACTCCTTGAGCATGTCGAAGATCGGGACGCCGGCGAAGGCGAACTGCTTGAGATCGAGCATCGACGCCTTTCCGACCGCGCCGATCTGCTGCAGGTTGACGATGAGGCGGTCCATCTCGGGCTGGCCCTTGCCCATCGCGGCGAGCGCCTTGCCGATGTTGAGCAGGAAGCGCTCCGAGCGGTCGGAGTCCTTCGTGACCGAGGTCAGCAGCTGGTTGGCCTGGATGAGGCCCGGCAGCTCGAACGGGGTGCTGGCGGCGTCCTTCTTGATCTGCGCCAGCGCCGCGTCGGCCTTCTGCGCGGAGCCCAGCAGGGTGATGAACCCCTGGCGGTTGGTCTCGAGCTGCGCGGCGGTCTGGATGCCCTGGTAGGCGAACGCGCCCGCGGCGGTCGTGGCCGCGGCGAGTCCCAGCGCGAATTTCCTCGAGGCGTCGGCCGACTGCTCGAAGTCGCCCTGGAAGGACTTCAGCCCGGACTGGATCTTTTTGAGCGAGCCGCTGAACTCGTCCTTGAGTCTGATGACGACCTGGAGCGAGCTGTCTGAGCCGAAGAGTGCCATATATGCATTATCGCCTATGTTTCGCTGCCTCCTCCTTCTTGGCGTCGATGGAGAGCTTCTCTATGAGGAGCTGCACGAACCAGCTCGGCTGGGCGAGGTAGTCGTGGTACGTCCAGCCCATCTTCTCGCAGATGACCGCCGCCACCATCTCGCCCCGGACGTAGCCGGAGACGTACGAGCGCAGGGCCGCTGCTATTTTTTTTTACCTTCGAGGAGCTCGTTCACCGCGCCGAGGATTTCCTGGTAGTCGTCGTTGGGGAGGGCGAGGGCCGCGTCGTCCACGTTCTCCGCGTTGCCGTCGATGGAGCGTATCGCGGTGCGCAGCATGAGCTTCTTTGTCTCCATCGCCGCGTCGACGGCCATGCCGGCCACGCCGGCTTCCACCTTGGTGCCGTCCTGGGAGATGCTCTTGATCTCCGCCTTCGAGGTGTAGAAGTTGCGTATGGTCTCGACCTCGAGCCCGGTCATGTAATCGTACATGACGGCCGTGTGCCCGCCGGCGGTCGTTACGGTCTTGGTGGTGCGCTCCATACTAGGCTTTGTTGTAAACGGCGGTGGAGGCGTTGTTCACGCTGTTGATGACGATTGCGGTGAGCTCGGCGTCGGTCGCGTCGTACTCCACGGTGAACTCCTGGCTGAGCGTCACGAGCCCGTCGACGCTGTACTCGACCGGCGGCTTGGTCAGCACCAGGCGTCCGAGCTTGAACTGCATGGTCTCCTTGGACGAGCTGCCGATGAGCGCGCCCTCGAACGTGACGATGAGCGCGTTCTTGGTGTTGGCCTTGTACTTGGCGAGCTCCGTCGTGTCGGCGAAGTGCAGCGAGTAGCTGCCGGTGATCTCGAGCTTGCCGTTGACCAGCCCGCCGTCGGCGATCTCGTTGGAGCCGGAGAGGAAGGCTTCGTCGAGCATGACGTTGTTGTTGATGCTGAGCTGGAACGACTTCAGCGGCGTGGCGGCCGCGCCCGCGGCGGCCGACAGCGAGGCCCCGAACTTCGCGGTGTACTGGTGGTAGGCGAACTCGGTCTCGGACGAGTAGCTCTCGCTGATGGTGTCCGTGCCGGGGAACTGCGCGATGAGCTCCGCGGTGCATTTGGCGTACTCGTCGCTCACCTCGAGCCCGAGGGTATTGCATACGGCGTTGAGGTACTGCGCGGTCTGGATCGAGCCTTCCTCCGTGGTGACGGTCGCGGTGCGCGGCGTCGCGTTGTCGTTATTGACCGTGAAGGTGTGGGTGTAGGCGCTGTCGTTGATGGTCGAAGAGGACACGCCGCCGAGCGCGAGCGAGAGGAAGTAGGGCATTATCTTGACGTTCGGCACGAACGAGATGGATCCCTG